CAACAGCGTTTAGACCTCTTATAGAAACTAAAGGCAATTACAATATATTCTCGGGCCTTCCTATAGTAAGTGCAGGCCAACAAAGAAAAGAACCTGCATATCAATATAATGATAGAACTTCCGAAATTGCTAGATATTTAGGTAAAACATTAAATTATTCGCCTATTAAGATTGATCACCTTATCAAAGGTTACGGCGGTTATATGGGTTCAACATTAGCACAAGCTACAAACTATTTAGCCGATGATAGACCTGCACCTACTATAAACGATATGTTATTTATTGGTTCAATGCTTGAGAATCAACAAGCTACAGGATCTCGCAGTGACTTCTATAATCTCTATGATAAAGTTACAACAGCAAAAGCTACTGCTAAAGCAATCATTAATGAAGGCGATAAAGAACGTTATCGTGAGTATGTACAAGAACATAAAGGTGAACTAGCTATTGCGCCAGCTATAAATAACTTACATAATCAGATTAATAAGTTAAGAGATTCTAAAAAACTTATTATGAGAAGTAATAGAAGCCCAGAAGAAAAACGCGCAGCTCTTGATAAATTACTTGCAGCTGAAAATAGAGTGTTAAATAGCGTTAAAAAGCTAGAAGCTAAAGCAGTAGAGATAAACGAGCGTTAAGCTAGACGCCAACATCTCACACCCATACAACCATCTTTCATTGTAGTAAATGCTCTGATCTTAACGCCTGCTCGTTTTGCCCCCGATTCTATTGCGTAAATGAGTGGTGAGGGTTTGAGTGTAGGAACAAAGAAGCTATCCCCAATACCCATTCCCTCAAACGGAAACACCCATTCTATTTCGTTATACAAGCTCAGGTGTTGCTCCTAATGCACGGTCTGATAATTTAGTTGTATTAAGTACATACACTTCTACATTGACTGATGCTGTTGCATCTTTCCAACCTGTACCCATACGCTTACGAGATTCTTTGACTTCAATCCCTGCTTGTTTCATTTGATATAAAAACTCACGAGTACTTACTTGGTTCTCTGCTAAGTGTTTTCTAAACTCAGGCTTAGATATGTAGATCAAGTGAGTATCAAGTTCAGCGCGGATCACTAATGGTGAACGAGGTTCCATTGAAATCTTACCGTCTTTGAATGCAAGAATACCTGTTTGATGACTATTAATGAATTCACCAATTAAAGCTTCGTAATCAATTACATTAACCTTAACTACGTTATCTCGTATAGCTACCATTTCGCCGACAATCCTGCTATAAATCTTTTTAAGATCATATTGAACTATACCTGCATTAATTGCTATTTCACCTGCAGTCATCGTAGCTGCAATTAAGTTCTCATAGAATCGATAAGCTGTATCTTCGCCAAAGTCTTTTCTAAATTGGTCAACCCATTTATCCATCATCTTTTGAACTTGGTCTTCACTATGTTTATACAAAGCAAAGATAAACTCGCGTCCAGCCCAACCGTAGTTAAACCTAAACTTATCGAAGATTTCTTTACCAAGTGTAGGCTCGTCATGGAACGCTTGTGGTTTACGTACTGAGAACTCGATTAACCTAGCAACCTCACCATTAGGATCTTTTTTAAGTATACTTAGTTTGTCATACATACTTTGGTTAGAAGTAAATATAGCAATCAAACTAGCTGACATCTCGTGATCTCGTTCTGCATTGACTGATGCTTGCATACGAATTTTAGATTTACCTTGTGAGATTTTGTGAATCAGTTGTGATAAGTCTTTAGGAATAATGTTACCTACTTCATCTAAACCAAATGGAATATTATGTAGACCTAGATAGCGTCCTGTCATACCGTTTGATGTAGCTTCTAGTACCGATAGGTCTTTTGGATTACCCCATACAGATAAACAACTATATAGTGCACCTGTCTTAGCTGCACCTGATTCACCGGTTAAGGATATAGTAACTCCTGATGTTGAAGTTTTATTCATTAAGACTGAGCCAAACCCAGTTAACAAAGTAAACGCATGTAGTTCAAGACTAGGTTTACTAAGTTTATTAGCGGCTTCTTTCCATGCTTCATACGAACCTGCAGGTGTTAAGTGTTTAGCTATACTCTTACATAGAGGCGATGTCGGTGATGTAACTTCCTTACCGTCTCGTAATAGCTCTGACTCTCCTACTACAAAGGATTCTTGATTAGGCGTCCAGCCCATTTGCATACGCATAATTTCTGCGGCATTTTTGTTTGTGAGGTAATGTCCCCATTTAACTATATAATTCATAAGATATTGGCCTCCTTTGGCATCTGTATTAAATAAAACACCCTGAGACGCAATAATCTTTTTTAAATCCTCTACCGCATAAACTCTGCTCATAGGGAGTAAAAACTCACGTTCAGGGTCATTTGGCAATATCGCTTTCATTAACAAGCAATCCCCATCTGCGGGACTATAAATCCGTTTCAATGGGAATAGGTCATACAATGTTACTAATATTGGATCACCAGGAATAGGCACGCCATCTTCATCATACTTGGGGGCAGGCATACAATAGATACCACCTTCCTTACCGTATACGAATGGATAGAGAGCCTCGGGCAACGATGATAAACCCCGTGTGACTACCTCTGCATGTTCTTTAATATGCTCAATAGTCTTAACTGACATTGATTGATCTAATGGTTTGATCGGTTCTTCGACAGCTATTTTAAATATTTTACCTAACGCTAATGGGTTAGTGATCTTGCCGCGACTAGGACAGCCAGTACATATGCCAGGATTAACATTATTAAATGTTTCGCAGGAATGTGGCATACCTTGTGTGGCTTGCGCTTTTCTAATCGTTTCTCTTTCATCATAGTTTGGATAGTCTTTCGATATTAAATGTATTGCTGATTCTTTATCAGCGCAATGTTGAGCAATGGATAGCCCTGAATACCACAAAGGTTCTTGTAATATCTTAACATTATCCATAATGAAATTAATCTGAGCACAACCTTTTGATTGTACAATTTTTTCAAAGTTAGATTCGAAGTTATCTAGCTTCAATGCTTTACGTTGATCTTCACTAAGACCTTTAGGTGCAGCCTGTAATATATCTGCAAGACTAGGTTCAAGATTACCTAAGAACTCTTTAAACTCATCAAATATATAGATAGGTAAGTCGTCACCCATAACCTTAGTAGGTGAGGGAGGCATAGTCTTTTGATTGAATGTATCAGGGCAACGTAAGATGCGTGCTAGATCAGCGGTGACTACAGGGTCTATGTTTAAACCATGCGTTAAGCAAAAGTCTTTAAATTTTTCTGCGTAAGGTTTCCACTCGGTCGCGGGAATATCTCTGTCAAAAAGCCAATAAGAATGGATACCAGTTCCCGAGTCTACCTTAACAGGAGGGGGAAGATTATGTTCTAGTACGAATTGGTCAATCGCTTGGACAGCTTCATCTTTTGAGTTATAGCCCTTACCGTCGCCTACATCAAGATCAACAAAGAATGACCTAACAGACTTGGCCTCATCAGCCTTGCGGCTGTACCCATTAAATGAACTAAGTGCAACAAAGATGTTGGTAGGTGTATTTTTCTTTGACTCAATAAACTCCGCGAGCTCATCAACATTTTCTACGAATTTATGTTTAGTTATCTTAGCTATCGGATCAATCGTAGCTACACAGTAAACGCCTGTAGATGGCAGTGCTTTCTTATAAAATTCTTTCATCATTTGCAGTTTCCTAAATTTTTAGTCAACAGTTTCCCGCCACATAAAACTATGTGTTTTTTAATTGCTCACTAGGGAGGATTCTATTCTACTACGTTTTTATAGTTTGTCGATCACTTTAGCATCAATAAATATTTTTGCATCAACAGTACTTGACACGGGCAATTCTCCTGCCTCTAAATATATATCAATAATCTCCATAAACTTTTCAATCTTATCAATATTCTTTTCTCGTACAGGTTTTCCCCTGAACCAATTATGAATTGACTGACGAGCCACACCTAATGAATCCGCAATCATACCAGGCGGCAAGTTGGCTTTTACACACTGCTTACCAAATTGCACGCCCAGTCTTTTCGCATTAAGGCTATTTAAACTGAGTAAGAACTTCTCACTATAACACTTAGCCATAATTATCCTTAAGTTTTAACCGACCATTTTTTAACGATTGAACTTACATCATTTGGCTTCTGCGTAGGTGCAGGCTCAGCTCTTAATGTAGGTTGCTCTATTACTACGTCTGACTGTACATCACTTGCTGCCTGAGGTGTTGCAACAGGTTGAGCTTGTGGAGCAGCCACTTGTGGCGCAGGTGCTTCACCTTCTTCTTTAGGTTTATATACAGTTAACTTAATATAGTTATCAGCTGTTTGAGACTTAGCTTGTTTCTCTACATCAGCTAATTGCTCAGGTGTTAATACACCGACAGGTGAGAATAATAGTTTAGGTGTAGGTGACTTAGTATCAAACTGCATCTTAGTAATGATCTTACTTGCGCCAATGTTATTATTAGCTAGCATTTGTACATAAGGTCTGAAACCCCACTTACCATTATCTTCCTTCTGCCAACATGATGTTGAAGGTAATACTAATTGATAGATGTCATTGCTTGGATCACCAGGAACTGTCACCGCTGTTCTCCATGATAAACGACATGCTGAACCATTACCCGCTACAGAATTCTTAACGCTGTATGGACATTGGTCACATGAACTTGCTGGAGGGTTAGCTACATCAGCATCAGGTGTACGGGAATCACTTGACCAACATGTAGGTACAATCTTCTCGCCGTCTTTGTATGATGATGCGTAATACATTCTTGATGCGTTGTGAGCCATACGGATAAAGACTACATTCATTGATCGGTCTTCAATCGTACCAACTTCTTCACCGCCTGCATATTTACGGAATACACCACCTTTGATTGAGATACGTTTAGTGACATTGTTACCGCCACCACCAGCTACCGCTAGTGTATCTGCGTCTAGCCCTGTTTGAAGTAGGGCTGGGTTTTGTTGCATTAATATTGCTAATTCGTTACTCATAATTTACTCCTTAAGTTTTACTAGGTTTCTTAACTACAATACTATATTCTCTAAAAGAACTAACTCCTGGAGGCATGCCTTCACCTTCATGTGTAGTTAAATACTCTTTTAAGTTAGTGTTATGTAATCGTTGTTGCATTAATTCAATCAATCCGTTTTCCATGATGAATGACTTAAGGCCGTCCCAATCACTGCATATATAACTTTCTCTCAATGTTTTAACTACTGTACCTGCGCCTGTACGTATTGTCTCGGCGTTCATTTCATTGCACTGCTCTAATAACACTTGTTCTAATTGCGCTTGTTCTGCTTTTAGCTCAGCGTCTTTTAGTTCAAACTCTCTTGCTATGTTCTCACGTTGACCACGTATTGTCAAGTAAGCTTGTACAATTTCATCTAACTTAATTTGTTCACTCATGACTCTAATTCCTCTCTATATAAATCAACTAGTTTAGTATGTAAATCTACTTTGCCTTGCAACATCTTATAAATTCTTTTCTCTACATCTGACCCTTCAAGATGAACGACTGTCATCTTATTCTTCTGACCTACACGGTCGATACGAGCGACACATTGTAGATAAGTCTCAACCCCCATCACAGGTGACCAAAAGACTATGGTATCTGCTCTAGTTAGCGTCACTCCGTGAGAAGCAGCTTGTGGTTGAATTACTAATACACGAGGATCGTCCATAGTTTGAAAGCGTTGAATAATGTGCCCTCGATCTGTAGCTGAAACCTCTCCGTTAATAATCTCGTTGGATATACCTTCCTTCTCTAAATATTTAGATACAACTTGTATGGTATGTCGGTAAGGTACAAACACTAATATCTTATTAGTAGTCTCTGCAATCACTTCACTTAACGCAGATAGACGAGGTGAAATGTCAAACTCAATCACTTCTTTCTTATCTGTGTATACTGCACCACCTGATATTTGTAATAGTTTATTAAGGTTAGCCGCGGCATTTACCGCGCTGACTGATTCACCTGCGGTCTCAATTAACATCTGTTCTTTTAATTGCTTATAATATTTTTGTACTTGAATAGTTAATGGTACATCTCGTGTCTGATACATAACATCAGGTAAATCCAAACAATCATTTTTAGCAAATCGAATAGCGGGCTGTAATGCTTTGAATACTTCGTCTTTAGCATTATGTTTAGGTATCCATTTAAACCTTGTAATCTGTTGCATTACTTTATCTCGCCATGCCATACTAAATTTAGGAACTCTCTGCGGGCAGACAAGTTTAGCTAGGCCATAAGCGTCAACAGGTGATTGAGCCGCGGGCGTACCTGTCATCATCCACAATCTTGTTTCAGGTTTTAATACTTTAGCTAAGGTTTTCCAGCGAGCTGTACTTGGACTCTTGTATGCGTTAGCTTCATCGATCACTACTAAATCAAATCCACCTTTGATGATTGCATCTTTAACAATAGCTACGCCATCATAATTAATAATAACAAACTCATAATCACCATTGATAATCTTTTCTCTTTTAGTAGAAGTACCGTGAGCAATACCTACTGATCTATGCATACACGTATTAAAGACATCGCCTTGCCAAGCTGAATACATAATCGACAAAGGACATATAATAAGAACGCGTTTGACTTTACCTTGCCTCATTAAATAATCTGCAGCCCAAAGTACTGACGAAGTTTTACCAGTACCAGCTTCGTTAAAACAAAAGGCGCGATGATTGATAGATAAAAATTCTGAGGTGACGCGTTGATGTTCAAATGGTTTATAGATACCAGGCCAATCATAATCACGAACGATAGGTGATGGTAGGTTATTACGAAATGAAATTAGTTGGTTAAGGCGGGTCATCTCATCAACACCCCAGAATACAACAAGGTCTGTAAGATTGCCTTTATGTTCTAACACTTCACACTTTTCAATATTGCTTGTGATGTGAGAGACAATGTGCTCAGGCACGGTAAGTTTAACTGCGGTATTATCTATGATTTCCATTTAACTAAGACTCGTGGTCGCTATTCATTAACTAAGAATGAGCAATTTAGCACGCTCATTAAATGCTGTCAAGTATTACTTTACTTCTTTTTACGTTCTTTAGTACTAATTTCTGATACTAACTTGTGTTGCGAATTTCTTTTAAATGATCTATTAGCCGATGCGGATTCAACACGTATGCCATCTTTGTTTGAACCACCTTTTGATAGTGCTTTAACATGGGCTACATCTTTACCCTTACGAGATACACCTTCTTTATCTAGCTTACGACGTGCACGTTGTCTTTCCATGCGAGCTTCGTGTTCACCACGTTTGAGCTCGAGGTCATATTCACGCTTGTAGGGTCTAGGTTTTTTTGTGTAAGGCATACACTATTATATCATGTTCTGTTAAATTCACAGGTCTTAACAGGGCAGAATTTGCACAGGGGAGTAGGGTTTGCGTTCCATGTATTCGATTCATAGGAGTTATTAAGTCTTGATAAAGACACAGTAAACTTATCCCATGAACTATCTATATCTTCTCTTTTATATTCTTCGGTAATGAAAACATTATTCATGACAAACAATAATCCAGCTTTAATTTTATTGACTTGAGGGAAATGAGCAAAGGTCATTAAAGACATAAGCCTTAATTGTTTGGGATCGGGATACTTATGAGAGCCAGTTTTATAATCCACAATAAAAGCATAATCATTATCAACAATAAGTAAGTCGACAATACCACGTACCCAACGAGTATCATCTTTAAAATCACAAGGCGTGCGGTCTTTATAGAGAGCCATTTCATATTCAGGATATTTAGTGCCGGGTATTTCTTTAAGGGAGTCGACAGCAGGTTTAAAACGTAAATAGTTAAGGGCAAGTTCTTTACCATCTTTAACATAGTCTTCAAGTGCTTTATGAACCTCTGTTCCATAGATCATTTTCTCGCTAGGTATAACTGTATAGTTTTGTGCTACGCGGATTTCGTAATACTTCTTAGGGCAGTTCTCATACTCTTTTAAGGCAGAGTAAGACCACGTAAAGTTAGCCATTAGACAGGCGTTCTTCTTGCAATCTCTTTAGCTATCTTTGCACGCTTTTTGCCAGGCTCTTGAACCTTATCTAACATCTCATATAATACTTTCATAGATAAAGCCTTAAGCCTATCTTTACCTGTTTTTGTTTTAAACGGATTAGCGTGACGTTTACTCTTGTGTATTTGTTGTGTCGCCATGATCTACTTTCTGTACGGCACCCGTACTTTTATTAAGTTCATACTCGGGTAATACTTCTTTTTTCTTTCTAAAGATTAAATCAAAGTTCTTTTCAAACTGTTCATTGTTTGGTTTAGATTGTAACCAATCCCCTGTAATATCATTTCGAGATGTGTTTTTCATAATTATCCTTTATATCTTGACACAATTGTGCGTAAGTCAATTCGTTTTTATCTTTAAGAAACTCAATCGTTAACATATATCTAGGTTTTTTGAGGTTAAGTACCATATGTTCTATTTGAGTATTGAATATATAGTATACATCAGGTTCATATATTAATTGAGTAAATTTTGTAGTTGCTTCGTTCCTATTAACTTTAAATAAACATTTACTCAGCGTCGGATTTTGAGGTGACAATATCATATTAATGCCTACACCCCGTCTACTATCGGTATGCCAATCGTATGAAGTATAAGGGTCTACCTTAATAATCCCGCCAATATATTTATACCGACCTGATAACCATTTAATAAACGGATCTTCTTCAAGCAATTCATAAGGTACGGGCTTAGCTATAAAGTTATAGTATGGGAACCAAGGCTGATCGTTTCTTGAATGGTCTATAATCTTTTCTCGTATCGTTGACTTCGTAACCACAGGCATAAAATAACTCATTTATCTAGCCTCTAATAAACTATATTTACCAATAGCATAAGTCTTAATAACTCTACCATTATCTTCGTCGCCCACTTCCATAGGAGCAATCCAAGTTTTCTTACCTGATTTACTCATCGTTCTCCAATGACCGCGTCTCCAATGTAAACGAGGTGAAGCATGAGTGCCATGAGGTGTTGATGACATCATTGTTTTTTTACCTTCAATCGTAGCTACCTTAAATTCAATCAGTGGTTTCTTGCCCTTACTAATACGTTTGCGATTAGTCGCCGCTTCTTCAGATGTAGGTACTGACATATAGAAATCGTTCTTCCCCATAGTCATCATGTAAATGGCAGCGACTGCAGAACTTAAACACGTTTGAAGCGCAGCTTTAACATATTGCAACCCATGATCTTCTGTTATAAATTGTAGTCTAGTTCCGTCATGAACAATCACAGCAGTGGCTATATATAATGATCCTTTTAGTTCATCTATTCCAACATCTTTACGGGCCATAAATACATCTACGTCTATGCCGTGAGGTTGCTCACTCATTATATAATGATAAAACAGATTAACTGACCCGTCTTGCGCGCGTGATCTTGTCGCTGTCGACATACTCTCAATTACTGAATCTTCCATATCAATAAGCTCACCAGCTATAATGTTTAACTTTGGAAATGGTAATCTAATAGCTTCTACTTCGCTAAACTCTTCAACCATTCGAAGTATGTCATCTTTATAATGAGGTTCAACAATAACTTTTGGGTATTCTAAAATAGTTGAGGCTATATGTTTTTCAATATTTTTTTTGGATGACACAATTCTATTTTTATTCCCCATCTCAACCATGTCGGCTAAATATCTTAAAACATGATTTTTTATTTCAGGGTCTTGCATACCTTCTTTAACAGAATTAAATACGTCATGTGTACCTATTATACTAAAGGGTCGAAGTTCATCTAATAAATGAGTTCCTTTCTTTTTTGCTCCCATACTTTCTGAAAATGAGTTAGCTTGGTCGGGAGATAATTTAATTCCCACGCCTTCAGAATTATGTAATTCTACTTCTCCATTTTCTAACTGTTTTGTATATAAAAAAGCCCCATTATTATTTTTTATTTGTTGCTCTTTAACAGTCTCCATAGCTATCTCCAAAGTGCGCCTCACAAGCTACGGGTAAGGTTGTAGCCCAATCAGGCGGGGTTGACATCGTATCAATAATAAACTTCATCGCATCATCTATCTCTACCTCAGGTATCACATTCACTACCGCATCATGTACCGTTAAGACAGGTCTATACTTCTCATTAATCTTTAACATCTGCTCACCAATAATAATCCGAGCCAATGCTTGCACCACGTTCTCTACCACAGATCCGCCCCAAATAGATATGAATCCACGTCTTGACTTATAAACAAATTTAGATTTGGCTTCTGATGTATCCCAAGTAAGACCCGGATATTTAATATATAACCCATTAGGTAACTTGATGCCCTGAGGTGTAGCGTATAACGTATTGTGTCGACCAATAGGATAGGGTTGTTTACCACTAGGCCATGAGGCTATATCTCGTAGGGCTTCTTCACACTCACGCCATAAATCAATCACCTTGCTATTAACATTACGATATACACTTACTAACCTTTTACATTCGCGTTCATCTAACTCAACACCCGCTGCCAATTTTAAAGTCTGTTGTAGTTTAGCCCACCCTGTACCATAACCTAATCCTAGAATACAAGTCTTACCTACAGCACGTTCAGTCTTGTTGGCTTTAGTAATGGGTCGATCATATACAGTTGAAGCAAACTCACAATAAACATCACGTTCTTCTTTGTACCATTGCACGACATCATCTTGCCCCGCTAACCATACTAATACTCGAGCCTCAATCTGTGACGAGTCAGCGTTAATAACTTTGTGTCCATCAGGTGGAATGATCGCGTTCTTTAATGCTTTCTTCTTCTTATCTCGTGCTGGTAAGTTTTGGAAGTTAACCTTATCTGAGCCTGCCCATCGTCCTGTATGAGCGCCATAGTATTTAAGAGGAATAGGTAGCTTACCTTTGTTACGTGCACCAATACCAATAAACCTTTCAATACGAGATTCTTCTATTGTTGACTTCGTACCTAAACGAACTGTACAAAGTTGTTGAATGAATGGGTCTTCATGTTCACATAAATCAAGAAAGCCTTGATCACCTTTAGCTAGTGCATACGTTTCCTTGCCCGTCGCTGGACTAATCTTTGTAGGGACGATGACACCTAACTCTTGTAGTATCTCTGCGAATTGTTTATTAGATGCTAGCTTGGCTCTTACACATTCTTCTGTCTCACATTCTAGTTTAGCCATGAGTCCTTGTAATAACTCTGACTTCTCTTGTTGGACTTCAATGAGTCGGTCTTGTAACAGGGCGTCGTCCACTTCTAAAAGTGGTTGTGTATACATACGAAGTGTTAAGTCGATGAGATCAATCTCTGACTGAGGGAACTTAGGTGCTAACACACCGAATAGTTTGTAAGTTAAGTTAACGTCATTTACACAGTAGCCCGCGTAGGCTGACAATTCTGTAGGTGTGAAGTCTTCTAACCTTTTACCTTTAGCGTTCACGACTTCTGTACCCTTGACGCCTAGATCATAGTACTCAACCAAGAATCCAAGGCTTCCTCCTACTTCAACACCGTTAGTAGCCCGTGCCATAGACAGAGTATCCAAGTAGAGACCAGGAATGATACCAAAACGGAATGCAAGAATAGCCCCGTCGAACTGCGTGTTGTGGCAAAGAAGGGCAGAGTTTTTCCAATCAATTTTGTTAAGAGAATCTTGTATGACTTCGTGAGACCCCGTAACCCAATACGTTTCTGCCTCATCAATTTTAATCGCAACACCAATGACTTGGAATCTTGCATCTCGGATATACTCCTCTGTTGTAAGACCTGATAAACTAAAACCTACATCGTAGTAGGTTTCAAAATCTAGTGTGACTAGTTGCATGTATGCTTTCTTTTAAATGATCGATAATACTAACAGAACCACAACAAAAATACAAGCCATGATTTTCTGATTTCTATCTTCATTCTTTTCAAAGTCATCAGTTTTATATGGTGCGCCCCATGCCTCTTTAGCTGAACGAGGTGTAGGTTTGTCGAAGGTATCGGGTTGGAAGAATCGCCACCCTTTCTTTGCATTTTTTGCAAATACTTTCATTTGCCACTTCTCAAATTCTCGAATTGCTTGCCTTGCGCTTGGGCTAAAATTATTTAATTTTGCGTCTGCCACAATTTTTCTCCTCTTATTTTGCGTATTTTTCAAATTCGTTACGGCACTCAACCGAGCACCAGCGACGGTCGTCTTTAACGGGTGTTTCACACCATATACAGTTCCCTGTTTGATTAGAAGGTTTTTTGATTTTATCATGTGCGTTCCTTATGCCGACATCAATAGCGTGTTGTACCAAATCATTAGCCATATCGATGTCATCACTCATCGTATAAACATCTTATCTTTTGATTGGACATAAAAATACTTACGCCATACTTCTCCTCTAACTTGAGCTTTTGGTAAGCTAATCAAACCTTTCTTATCTAGGTCTCTAATTCTTTGATGATTACCGTGCGCATGTAAAATGATATGGTTTCTATTTGCATTAGGGTGATCTTCCATATACTTATTTACAATAGCAATAAGTTCTTCGTCTGTTTTCTTTTTGTAATCCGCTACCATTTAATACGTTGCCTCTCCTACTAAATTAAAAAGTTCTTGTTGTATTTGTGTCGCTGTTTGTTTAGGTTCTTGATCTAGTCTTATCACTTTAGCATGAGGGTTCTTTTCTGTAAACCACTTTGCTTCCTTGACAGACCAACGATATTTGCGTATGACTTCGCCCTCATCATCTACGACTGCGTAACTAAACGGAATCATTTTTTTTCTTGTGTCTGTTCTGTGGGTTTGTCAAGACCTATATCTTTTTTAATATCCCCTCCCCAAACTGCAATCCACAAAGTTAAATAAATAGCAAGTATAACTGCCCCTGTTTCCATATTAAAAACTCCTTTGCTCAAAACATTGTAAGTGGGACTTTATATAAAAGTTAGGTTTAATCTCTTCATAAAGTTCACCCTGTATACATTTAAGATTCGCCTTGTATTTCTTTTGCGTATTAGTTGCTTCCATCACTGCCCATGTAAGTAATATACCTATGATAAATCCTACTATTACAAACCCCGTGCCTTCGTATTTTTTATCCATCATACTCTCCTATATTGTCTATAAACTCTACACATCTTATTACCTTTAATTACATTATATAAATTACATCTTATGGCGGGTTTGTTTTGTGCTATCAAATATTGTTCACCTACTACCTGCACTCCTGCTTGAGTAGCAACACTTGTAGCGACAGTCATACACCCTAAATTAAAGACCACTATAAGCATCAGTAAGACGTTGCGTAGACTCACGATAACTTTTAACTCCTGTAATTTTTTCAGCTTTTTCTTCACACTTATATAATGGTGTGATCGTTATGTAATGTTTCTTATTGGGTAGATCTCTTATCCACGATAATTCTTTAGGCCTAAATTGTGTAATCGATGACCATACAAGGTCACCATTAATATTAAATTCTTCTGTCGCCCACGCGTATGGTTGTTTGGGTAATCCGTTTTTAAGGGTTTCTTGCATATTTACTACCACCTTGTTTATAAAATATTAAGTTTGACCATTTGACTACGGGTTGCAATCCTGCCCATGATTTTGGTTTCTTAATTGTTGTGTCATGAAAGTGTGTCGCTCCATAACTATAATCTACTTCTAATCTATGTAATACTCTGTACGCTATGTTTTTATATTCCTGTCGGATCACCGACGGAGGTTTAACTATACCATACCAACTAAATTGTGCGGGTCTTTTCATTTGATAGCATATGTTCTTATGTTCAAACTCGGCTCTGCGCAGTAAGACGTAACCTACTGCAATCTGTGCTTCTTTTGGTTCATGCGCCGACTCCATGTAAATGGTTGTGGCTAGGCATAACAATGCTTGATCTAGCATAATGACCTCCTTGTTTAAGGGACTATATTATTTTTTGTTTGAGGTAGCTTCTTTGATGAGGCGTTGTAGATACCAATCTGCTTTACGCAAATCTTCTACGCCGTTTTTAAATTTCCAACGCCAAACATATTTGATAATGTTAGCAGTGCATACTGCCTCGATTCCAAATAGTCCTTTGGTGGCTTCCTTGATAGCGTCGATACATTCAATCGCGCCTTGTGTGTAATGCGACGGGTGATTCACATTATCTTTAATTACTTTTACTGCTTTACTTTTATACCTACTAAGAATTGATCTTAATCTTGTCATTGTATCTCCTTTACTAGAGCCAATAGTGACTCTATATTACCTTCGTTTATCACGATTGCCAAGCCCTGATTGCGTTTTATGTCATCAATGTTGCGTAATTGCAACAAAGTAGGCTTGTTATCACCCGATTTACACTCAATGCCGATGAATTTACCCTTATAACACACAATAATATCAGGCACGCCACTCCTACCAAACCCTGTTGCCATTGGTGAGAAATGGTATGCGCCTAGATCATCTAATATTTTCTTAACTTTCTTCTTTACTTTACTTTCAGGTGTTGCCATATTAAATCACAGGAATGACGTTTAACTCTGATTGGCTTGATGTCCATATTGCCCCCGCATCATTACCCTCATCATCACGCATCGCAAGTATCCAATGACCATCTTCAAACTCAATCACAAGTCCTGATCTATCCCATGCAATATCTTCACGTTCACGATCAGTTAAATATCTAACACGTCGTATCGTTTTACCTACTAAAAAATTACTAGCTAGATTGCCCCAATACTCTCGAAGTTCTGCATTACTTGGTACATTAATTGTGTCCGTCATTTTTATTCCCCGTTTCTTTTAGTTTATGTTGATTAACACTTACTTTCATGCCCCACATAATTGCATCAAAGATGTTTGATTGTTCAAAAATATCTCGCTCTTTGATCTGTTGTTCCCATTGCACTTGATCTTCTATATCGTCATTAGTCTTCACATCGTCCTCCTACACAAGCACGTCCAATGATCTCGTTTTCTAAATCGTTGTATGCGTCCGCTTGAATTAAATGATCTTGATACTTCTTTAATCGGTCATACAATCTATGCTCGGTCTCAACGCTATAAGCATTTACAACAAAGCCTTTCTCTCTTAATGGTTCAGCTAATACTGTATTGACGTGGTCACTAGGTTCAACACCCCATTTAACTACCTCGTCATACTTCGCGTCTTCCATCGATACTTCTAACACTACGCTAAACTTTTTCATATACTCTCCTATCTAATAAACGTAATAATAGTCATAAACAAAGCAACACCCCAAGCAATCACCTCACGGGTTTTCATCATGCGTATTTGGTCACGCGGTAAGGTCACATATTGTGACATATAAATTTCTCTCTCGTGATTACTTGGTTTTGTTTTTATGTTGATCGATTGTTTCATTGCTGATCTCCACTAATTAAGTTAATGATTTCTGTTCTAGCTACGACTTTACCTTCTGTCAATCCCATGTTGTAGGCTTTGTGAATAAGTGCCTCTATCTGTGCAAATTGGTGATCGTATATTGCCGTCATTTCATCTTGCAAATTACTACTTAATATTGCTAGGGTTGGATTGCTCTGATTGCTCATTCTTTTTCTCCTCAAAGTTTTTTAATGATTGTATGTATTGATTCGTTGCAAAGTTAATACCCCTCACTACACCAAGCCTCATCGCATCGTAAAACATTCTTGCATCTTTCTCTGACCTTGTTGCTTTGTTTAACTCGACCCAATGGTAATACTCGGCTACCGCTACTTCTATAATGTCTTCCTCAAACTTACGTTTCTTTTCTTCGGGCGTCATTTATATATCCTCGCTATGCCGTTAAAAATACTTTCTAAATCTTTTGGTTCTAATGTTTTCTTATCGAATGAAAATGGCGTTTTCCTACCATTTGCGTGTTTAACATAGCCTGTCACGACAACTTGCTCGACTATGATTTGTTTTTCTTTTTTAGTAGTCACTATCGGGGTCTCCATACTTTTGTGCTTGGTTTTCTAGTATATCACGATTGACCTCGTATTCAACCTCATCTAACACGCCCTCGATGTCACTTCTTGCTTGTCTAAAATGATCTTCTAGGTTAAGCGTATCTTC